GAATTGCAATATCAAAAGCAATTTCATGGTTAGCACCTAAACCTGAAATACCAGAGTTTCAGCAAGATACACAAGCACAAGGTGTTTTAGTAAACAAACAATCAAACAATGCAAATATTCCTGTTGTTTATGGAACAAGAAAAGTTGGAGGGGTTCGTGTTTTTCTTGAAACAAGTGGAACATCAAATCAATATTTGTATGGTGCTATTGTTTTATGTGAAGGTGAAATAAATAATATTACAAGTATTATTGTAAATGATAGCCCTGTCACCTTTTCTGCAAGTATAGCAAACGGAACAACTATAACATCTAATGACAGTAAGTTTGGAACAACAATACAAGTTCAACCATTTTTTGGTGCTGACGACCAAGTAGCAAGTTCTTTATTAACAACACTAAGTTCATGGACAAGTAATCACAAACTATCTGGTTTGTGTTATATAGCTTTTAGAATTACTTGGGATAATGATAAATATACAGGAATACCAAATATTCAAGCTATCGTACAGGGTAAAAAAATATCTACTTTTGATGCAAGTAGTAATGAAACTACAGGTCAGTTTTCAAGTAATCCTGCTTTTTGTTTATTGGATTATCTAACTAATACAAGATATGGAAAAGGTATTCCAATAGGTGATATTGATATTCCAAGTTTTTATTCAGCTTCTCAAGTTGCTATAACACAAGTCACACCTTTTTCTGGAGGATCACAAATAAATCTT